GGGGACGAGCGCCGGGCGGTCAAACAGCACGTTGTACGTCTGCCCGCTGTAGGGTTCGCGGACTGCCACGGTTACTGCGCCGTTCCACGCTGCGCCGTCCGTCTTGTTGTTGAGCAGTGACGTGGCGATATCCACATCCTCACCGCCGTATACGCAGGCCCACACGCTGTGGCCCACAAGGTTGATGCCGTCGATTACCTGCGCCGTATCGGCGGTGTTCTCACGGTACGACAGCGAACGCACGCCCGGGAGCGAGTAAAGCGCGGAGATTTGCGCTTGCACCGTGCTGATGCCTTGCAACGCCAACGTCTTGCGCCGAAGGCTACGCAGGGCGTCATCGCTCTGCTCATTCGCACCGGGGATCGCCGCATTGGCGTTATTAACCGTTTCCCAACCCAGCACGGTGGACACCACACGGTTGAGGTTGCCCGGGTTCACGCCGATGGGGCCGGTAACATCGCACTCAAAATCGATGATGCCCGCGCCGGTTGCATCAAGCTGGATGTTGCCTACCGTATTCCACAAATTGCCGGCCGTGTCGGTGGCCTGCGATCCTGCCGGGATGATCGTGTTCGGTATGCCACCGACTGCAACGCCCGGGATGAGGCCGAAGGTTGCCGGGTCACGCTCCAAGCCCATCAGCGCGCAAATGGCATCGAGAAAGACGCCGCCCGCTTCGTCCGGGTTGATCTGATTGGCAACCTGTGCATTCTGGCCCAGCACGTTGCTGCGGGCCGCTACTTCGGCAGTGATGAGCACGCCCTGTGGCGTGTCGTTGGTAACAACCAAGTCCTGTCCAAATACCGCCTTGTACTCGCCCTCAACCTGTGTTTTCAGGTCGGACGTGTCGGGGATAATGAGGCCGGTGTTGGTGACGTACTGGTAATCCGTGGTGGTCGTCGTGTCAGCCATTGACCGTGCCCTGCCCGTAAATGGTTTGAATTGTCGCGCTGTAGGTGAACGCCTCGCCAACACGTTGAACCGTGAAGCCTGTCACCCGGAGCACCCCCTGCACGGACATTATGGCAGACCGCGCGGCGGCCTCAAATTGGGCCGGGAGGTAGGCATTGAAGGCCGTGGCCATCATCGGCACGCCCTGATCTGCCGCATAGAGCATTTCCCCAAGCTGGGCCTGTACAGCGGTCTTGCAGCACTGCGCAATCGCCTGCGGATCACCCTGCGCATCCACGATGATTGATAGGTTGCCATTGGGGGCAATGAACAGGTCATTGTTAGCGTTGGTCTGAAACGTTCTCATGGGTTCACCGGGCCTTGTGTCTTGGTGCCTGTTTCGACGTGCTCATGTACCGACATGTGTACGCCCTTAATAGTGACTTCATCGGTAGCAGTCACGGGCTTGGTGAAGGTGACCGGGCAATCAAACGTTGCGGCGCTAACGCTGTCCTCAACGTGGAATGTTGCAGCCTTTTGCACACGCACGTTGCCCGTGGTTTCAATGCGCACATCGTGGTTGGTATTAATGGCAATCATCGCCACCCCATCCGTGGTAGCTAGGATCATTTCATTTTCAACGTCAGCGTCTCCAAGCTGGTACTTGCTCATCACGTCGGGGATGAATCGACCGTCTGCGAAGCTGTGGATACGCGTGGTGTTTGGTTGTGCCGCGTCGCCGCCCTGCATGAACAGGCTAATGTCCCGGTCGCTCGCTTCGATCCACCCATAATCCCCGGCCTTGAGTGGGAAGTTGAGCACGAAACCACCGCCACCCAGCGCCAGCACCGGGATGGCTGCATATGATGATCGCGGCAGCGTTTTGCCTTCCGTCGTCAGTAGGTGGACAAGCGGCTGCACGGTAGCAACGTTGCTGGTGCGGTCGTAGCTGATGACCTTGGCCGGCAGCATGCCGTCAACGTTCTGCATCAGCTTTTTGAAGATGGAACGAAAAGCACCCGCTAGGGTGCCATCGTCTGCGGGGTCTTTACTCGGTACTTGCCCATCAATAGAGGCCATAACGGAATCCCAAGCGGCGGCAATCGGCAATACAGTAGAACGCGGTGTCACGGCTGGCTAGGTCGTAACTGAGCTTGTAGATGATGTACGAACCGGACAGCGATGGGTTGAGCTGCGACTTGAGCGTGATCTGCCCACCTAGCTTGCTGTACGGATCAAAGAGGTACTTGATGCGCACGCCTTGGTCGTTGGGTTCCGGTATACCAATGAGGCCGGTATCAATGCTCAACGTATTGCCGGTGTTATTAAGCGGTTTGTTTTTGTCTTTGACAATGAGCTTGTCATCGTCAACGTAAGCATCAACCGCACCCAACGCGCCAAGCGAGTCCACGCCTTTGGCTGCGCTGCCGGTATACGTGTAGTTGCTGATGTTCTTGTTCGTCGCTTCAAACTGCAATGGCAGTCCCATACCCACGGCTGTTTGTTTAGCAACGTCCGAAAGAGTGGCAACAGATGGCAACCCGAAGCTCATCATACTGCCCTTGAGGAACCAGCCCGTTTTGCACTTTACCGTTAATACGATGTCCGGGGGCTGGCTCACCGTCGCCTCAAAAATGTCACCGCTGTAAATCTGCGAGGCCCCAAAGCTCTGACGTCCGGCCCAAATCACGCAGCGCTTGCGCGTGCGGTTGCGGTTGTATGGGCTTGTTTCCGTGAGGATGTAGTCACGCACCTCTTTGCTCAGGTTGGCAATCTGCACCTGCGCTTCGTTCTGCAAAGGGTTGCAGAACTTTTGCACTTGGATGTTGATGGCAAGCCCTTCGTAAATGCGGAGCTTGCCCTGCACCTCAATGCCTACGCGGACAATGCGCGGGTCAAAAGCATCAGCCACGAAAGTTCCCCTTACGGATTCCAGTTAATAACGGCGCTACCGTTCCAATACAGGCTTTCACCGCTTATTAGCGGAGCTTGTAGAGTCACATGCGTACCATCAATAGCATATGCAGTAAATGCCGTCCCAACTACTCCACCACCTGTGGCTTTGACGATACTGGTAACGCTGTTTGCACTAACCACGTCTCCGCCTTTGTACTTCAAAACGAAATTGATGTTGGTCGGGTTGGCCGGGTCGTACCCACCGAACGGCTCACTATTAATGGCAACCGTGTTGCGAATCGGGGTGATACGTGTGGCCCCCAGCGCCGTCAGTGGGTTGATGGCATCGGCCGCCGCCTGTAGTGCTGCAATCTCCAACGCGCTGGCGTACACCAGCGTGGCCGTGGTTTCAAACTGGTCATAATAAGGGTAGAGCTGGTCATCGCTCACGAACATGAAATTACCCTGCGCAATCTCTTGCAGGTATTCAAACTTGAGCAACGGCACATTAGCGACAGCGCGGGAGTTATTAACGAGTACAACGCCATCAACAGCGATGGTCACGCCCATGGTCTTGCCCGGCAGCTCCTTGATGGTCAGCTCATAACGCACATTCACATCTTCGGCTAGAAAGCTCATAGCCTGATTGGGGATTGCGGAAAGGGGGATTGCGATAGCCATTATTAAGAACCCGCCGGAGTGCCGAAGCCAAACAACCGATATGCAACGCTGGAATTGTTGGGCGTCTTCTCACCCATATCCAGCACGCTAGTGTCTTTCTGATTCACCACCTTGCGCGGTGGCAGCGCTTGGAACTGCACATCAATGAGAATGGCCTCTTTGAGTTTCAGCGCCATGGGGACGGCATCCATCATGTCCGGGCTTTCTTCATGCGGCATGGCCTGAATAGCCATGTTGCTATAGCTGCCCGTTTTGGTCTGGACGATAATGAGGTTATTACCGTTGAACGTGTCTTTGATCTGCTTGTACGTGTCCGCGTATTCCTCACCCGTGAGCACGAGCGACAGCTCAATCTCCACGGGGTTAATAACGCGGTGGTCCATGATGACGCTGCCCGTTTCAAGCGGGTGCTCCATCAGCTTGGCCGTTTCGGTAACACTCGCCTTGATCGGGCGACCGTCCGGGAACAGTTGGTTGAACGATGTATCAAACACGCCCACCACGTCGGTGGTTTGCGTGTTGGTGTTGATGTCGGCCATTACGCTGCAACTCCGTCGTCAAATTCGCCAATGGCGCTGTTGATGTGCCCCACCAGCCCGGTGCCGATAGCTGCGCCCACCGCATCCGGGTCCGTCGCCTGAGTCGTCACCTCAACGTTCTGGACGGTCACCTGTGTGCTGCGGCTGCTGTTCTGTGTGCTGTTGCTGATCGCGCCCGACGTGAGGCCGTTGATGGGGGTGGATGTCTGCTGCATCTGCTGCTTGCCGGCGTCCAGCGCCTCGCGTAGCTCTTGCTGGCGCTGTGGCGTCCCCTCACGCCCGGCGATGGCCTGAGCCAGCCGTGCCCCGTCGTCGTTCGCTGCGGGCTGATCCGTAGGCGCTACCTTGCCCGTGACGGTCACCTGCTTCTGCTTGTCGTCATCGTCGCTGAAAAAGTCCTTGATCTTCCCCACCACTTCCATGACCTTGCCGGCCGCCTTGAGCGCCCACTCAACAACCTTACTAACGATGTCGCCAAACTCCTTGAACGCATCGCCCATGGCATCGGCCACGGCCATGATGGGCTTTTTGACCGCTTCGATGGCGTCAGCCAACCACGGGAACTTTTTGGCGATGCCATCAAGGATCGCAATGGTGCGCTCCCCGAGCGCGTGGAAAGCCGCTTGTGGGCCGTTGACGATGAGGTCACTGATGAACTGCAACCCACTGCCCACGAGTTGAAAGAACACGCTGAGCACTTCGCCCAACGCATCCACGGCTACTTTGATTTCGTCCCAATGGTCAACAAAGAAGTCAACCACCCAGCCGATAGGTGTAGCGAGCGCCTTAATAATGGCAGCGAACGCGGGGAACTTCTCACCTACCGCGTCAATTGCATTGCTCGCCTTATCCTTGAAGTTCTGCCACGCCTGCGCAAAGCCAACGGTGAATACGTCCTTTACGAAGTTCCAGAACTCCTTAATAACGTCCCACAGCAATTCGACGGACGCGGCAATGTTCTTGACCAGTTCGCCAATCCACGGCCACTTTTTCGCCAGCTCGCCTATGACGGACTGGTTGCCGTGCAGGAAGTTCATCACGTCGTCATAGGCGAGCGCGAACACGCCGGCCACGGCTGCGACGGCGGCAGCAATGAGCAGGTAAGGACCAATGAGCGCCATTGTGGCGGCTACGGCCTTGACCATCGCAGGCAGATAGATGGCCGTAATAATGGCCCCGACTGCGGAAAAGAACGCAAGCACGAACTGCTTGTTATCGCGCAACCAAATAAACGTACGCTCAATGATCTTGTAAAACTCAGTGAGGTACGGCAGCAGCGTCGTGGCAATGCGGCGCTTGATGTCATCAAAAACTTGGTTGGTATCGCGGAGCTGGTCCTTGTACTTCTTGGCAATGTCAGCCTGCTCCTTGGTCACAATGCCAAGTTCAAGCTGACGCTTAATAAGGTTTCTGATACCCTGCTCACCCTGTTGCAGCAACGGCACGATGCCCGGGTCTATGCCGATCCACGAGGCAAGGCGCATCGCGCGCTGATCGCTCAGGCCCTTGAAGGTCTGCGACAGGCGCAACAGGTAGTTGATGGGCGTTTGCGTACGCATGCCCAGCTCTTTGAGCGTGGACCCCAGCGCCTCAGCACTGCCGCCAGCAGCCACGGTGGCCTTGGCGAACGCGTCATAGTCCTCCACGCCCTTGTACGCAGCCTTGGCGGCTAGGCGGGTTTGGTTGGTCAGCTCTGCCGACTGGTCAACCATTTCCTTGATGGCGTGGGCCGCTAGGAAAGCCGTAACGGCCTGCACGCCGGTCTTAATAAGGTCAACGAACGTTTCGCCAACCTTCTTGCCAACCTCGTCAGTTTTAAGCAGCCCATCGGTGAGCTGCTTATTGCCCTTGTCTGCCTCCTTGAGTCCCTTATTTAGTTTGCTCGCGTCAGAGTCAAAGATGAAAAAGAAGGTATCAAGGACGGACATTGGGGCTACCTTTTAGATTGTTGTTTCATGCGTTCCGCTGCTTCCCATTCGCGGAACCTGTTAGTAACGATGATTTCCCACATGTTGAGGGCATCCTCAAGTGTGTAGATCGTCCTTAGCTCTGCGAGGGTGGCGTATCGCTCTGCGATGATTGCCGCAAAGAACCCATCAACGTTGACATAATCGACTTGAGCGCCTTCTCCGCGATAGCGCCGAAGGAAGCCGAGAGACGCCCGTCCCGAAAAAAAGAGCAGTTGTACTCCATCATTGCCATTTCCAGACGCATGAGCGTTTCAAAGTCGGGAACATGGTTATTAACGAGCGCTTCCGTTTTCAGTTCCAAAACGTTGCCGTTGTCCTGCGGCACACCAACGTAAGCCATCAGCTTGAGCATGAGCGCTTCGTTGGTCTTGTACTCACCGATCTTGGGCAACCCGGTAAGCGGATACTGCGTAACAATTTCCCGGCCCTGTACGGCCGGGAATTTGCTGATGATGTACACGCGGGTGGTGCCGTCGCCCGTCTCGATTTCTTTTTCCTGTGTTTGCAGCAGTGTCATGGTTATGCGGCTCCCGTCTTGTTCATGCCTTCAAACACGAAGCCGTACGGCTTGGACTTCATGCGGCCAGCGCTAGCGATAGCCTGCGTGGGGATGGCGTCCGTGATCTTGCCTTGCGACAGGGACGCGGTGCTGCCATCGGGGTAAGTAATGACCATGTTGATGACATCACGCGCCGGGGCCTTCCCCTTGGCCGTGCGGTTGGCTTCTGCCAGCACGGACAGGTTGCGGTCGTCGTCGCTGCCGGGGATCACGGCAATAACCACCAAGATGGGGTTGGCCTTGCTCCACACGATGAGGTCGCCGTTGACGCCCATAGCCTTATCCGCCAACTGGATGCTGGCAGCGTCCACCGGGTCAGCATCGTCAGCAAACTGCGTGACGGGGAAACCGCTGGGGAAGGTGTTGGAAGCGGCAACGCTCGCGCTGATGCCATAACCACTGATGTCTTGCATGTTGCATGCTCCTTAATAACTGCGAGAAAAGCGGCGGTGTTACCCGCCGCCCGTTGCCTGCCGCTTAGATGAGGACGTGCGAACCCTCAATCTTACGGATGCTGTCCGACTTGGAGTAAATCAGCGTGTACACCGCCTTGTACTCCGTGCGGCCATCGGTGGTGACATACGACTGAATGGAAACGTCCATCCAATAGCCGATTTGCTGCACCTGATGCCACGCCAGTGCGTCGCCCGTCTGCTGGGCGATGTAGAGCTGCTGTTGCACCGTCAGCGCCTTGCCCGGGGCAATCACGCCATTGAACAGCGCGCGGTCAACAGTCTGCTGCAACACAGCCTTGACGGAGCCAGCGCCCTGCAACGTGGCCGGCAACTGGTTGACGCTGAGCTGCAACGACATGAAGCCCGCGCCGGCATCAGACTTGAGCCAAGACTCGTTGGCGTAAACGTTTTGGTCCAGCGGATCGGTGCTCACGCCGCACATCGTGCCGCGCTGGTAAAAGTCGATGGTCTGACCCGCCGACTGCGTGCGGCCGTAGTAGTTGATGTGTTTGTTGTCGTACGTGTCCGACAGCGTGCCGTCCAACACCGAAGGCGTCAGGCCGGCGAACTGCTTG